TGATGCACTTGTAGTATCTGGATCTATTAATTTAGAAGTAGCTTTCTTAAAGGCATCACTGGCAGTATCTAATGCACTTGCAGTATCTGGATCTATTAATTTAGAAACGGCTTTCTTAAAGGCATCACTGGCAGTATCTGATGCACTTGGAGTATCATTTATTAATTTAGAAGTAGCTTTCTTAAAGGCATCACTGGCAGTATCTAATGCACTTGCAGTATCTGGATCTATTAATTTAGAAACGGCTTTCTTAAATGCATCACTAGCAGTATCTGATGCACTTGGAGTATCACTTAAACCTTTATTCATTGAATAGTTATTAGAATCAAAGATATCAGTTATTGCATGACCAAGAAACTTGAATGCAAGTAAAGAAACTTTACCTTGAGAAGTAAATGATAATGTAGCGCCTACTGCAGGTGTAAAACTATATTCAGGTATTTGGTATGTGATTCCGTTAATATTTACTTCTGTATATATACCAGTTTTTTCTATAACATATGAACTATAGATACTACTATTATCACTTAAAAGTATAGTATCTGAAAATTGTAAAAGTTGTGCAATTAATGGTTGTACGAATGAAAGTTTAAGTTCTGTAAATATATTATACTCTGCAAACATTTTCATGCCTGCAGGATGTAATAAAGTTTTTAATATATCTGCATATCTTCTAAGTTCTTCTTCTACTTTTACTACATAAGAAAATGCTTGATAGTATTCACCATCATGTATATACATTTCATCTGAAATGAATCCATTTGCAGTCATATAATAACCAGGATACTTAGCGACAGCTCCTAAAGATATTTCAATAATTGCGAGAGAATCGTCTATAACTTTTTCAGTTTGATCATCATAAAATTGGGCTTGTATTTCGCCAACATACGATGGATCTGCATAGAATCTATCTACTCCTTGTGATTCATTAGCTACATTGATAGTCTGATCATAATACATGTATGTCTGTTTACTTGCAAAGCCATACTCGATGAATCCACCAGTTCTTTCAGTATATGATGGATTAGGAGGAGTAGTATTATTTAAGCGAGCTGGATGAACGTATTCAAAGGCGACTATATCTTTGCTAGAAAGATACGAATAAAACTTAGTTTCGTAATCTAGTCCAAAACTAATAACTTGAATAGCTTTAATCTCTCCGAGAGATCCAGTTTTAGTTATTTTTATAACGCATCCACGCCCTATACTTGTCTTAAGTGCATATAGATCTCCAACTTTAAAGCCAGACCCGGCTTTAAATATATCAATTTTAGTAGGACATTGTAATATTATTCCAGTGTATGTATTAGAACCAGAAGTACATAAAATAGTAGATCCTACTGTTATTTCGTTTATATAATCGCGCTGAATGAATATCTCAAAGGTATCAGTCGTGTATTCAGTTACATTTTCTACAAATGTTGTTAGTGTTTTTCTACTAGTAGTTATCGTTATAAATTGGCCATTCACTGGAAATAACGTCGTAGTTGATCCAGTTAATTTAACGAAAATAGAAACATCTTGAGTCCATCTTCCATCAGACACTCTGAGTATCTGTTGTGACGGATAGTATAATTCAGCTTCTTTATTGAAGAGTGCTCTAAATAAAAATTTAAATGAATCTTCACTACCTCTAGATAAATAAAATTCTCTTAGATGTTTAAGCAACAATGGTTTATCTTGCGCCATATCAATCGGAAAATTACTAGAAAGTTCTGATTTGAAGTTATCGATAAACTCTTCTAATGTAGTGTCAATATCGCGAATTGATTCAAGATCTTGCGCCTGCGTTTGTTGCAAGAAATCGTAATAGAGTTTAATAAACTCTACGAATACCGGATAATTGTTTCTAATGTGTTCAGGAATCTGTCTCTGAACAGCAATAGATTGCTTTAACTTACTAGTCATTAGTTTCTACTTGAAGTAAAGTTGTAATTATTTCCAGAGATTAATCCGGTTGAAATATTTTTATCTTGGATAATATTAACGATAACACGAGATTCTGGAATATCAACTATCTGATTTCTCACAGAAACAACATCATAGGATTGTGTTTTAAATATAAAATAGAAATTAGCTTCAAGTAAATTCGTAATTATAAGACCATATATCTTTATTATACCATTAGTATAATCGATAGTACCAATACTACTATTTTTAAATGCTTTAGTTCCAGTGTTTTCAACAATACTATAAAGTCTAATAGCACCAAGCCCGTTATCATCTAAATAATAAACAGTATCTGTGTTATCTATATAGAATCCAGTACTATTGAATGCATCTACTGCAGAACCATCAGTATAAATTGGATTATTAATGTTCACTGTATATGTAGCAGCCAAATTATACGTAGGAATCATTTCGCTGAATATTCTAAAAGTAGTAATGTTACTTAGAATAGACTGATCTACTACATCTATTGCAGCAGCGAATTTTGACATTCTAAATACACCATCAAATTTTCTTAGATTAGTATTTCTATAAGAAATTATAGCTGCAATTGCAGCGGCAGTTATCTCGTTACTCGATCTAGTTGTGTTATTAGGACTATAATATATAGTGTTAGTTATTTCTATTTCTAGATAAGAAGCATCAACTATTTCTGGAGTTATTGAAACAATATTCTTAGATTTTAATAATGTGTTCGTTAAATATGCCTTTTCCGGTGGCGTAAGATACGGACCAGTTGTTGGTTTAATAGCGATAAAAACTTTTCCATATTGTGGTGGATCATTATCTTCTCCTCCCCAAACACTTATAGAATCTAAATTTGTATATAATTTCTTAATAATAGAAACATAATCACCGGATGTTACAGCTCTATTTTGATTAAAGAATGAGTTTGAAACATTAGACTTAATTTCATCAATGGTTTCACTTTCCTTACCACCATAGGACACTGCAACTGTAGAACATGTTGTTAGGCCGCCAAGGCCATTACCAGTGTACGTGAATAATCTTGCGCCATTTCCCAATGTTTTATTAGTGATAATATAACTAACTGTTATGATATTACCAGGAATAATAGGAAGCCCAAGATTATTAGTACCGAATGATAATCTGTATGTCTGATTATCTAATTCTTTAATAAAATATGTTTTACTTGTTGGAAGAAGTTCTAAAATGTCTGTTGCTAAAGTATACTTTACGTAATCGGGTTGTTCACCAGTTTGTTGTACTGTAACTGATACGGTAGATATATCTATATTAGTATTTGGAAGTATAAAAGTTTCTTCAAGTTCTGTGCATAAAAATAATTGTGTTTGCGAAATTCCTTCGTATATTTCTACATTTGCAAAAGAATATGAACTACCGTTTAAGTCAGCGGTGTAATCTTGAAGTGTATAAAACGAATATTGAACTGAATCGATAGTAGATGAAAAACTAGAGAATGCAGAAATAGATTTAGTTTGAGTTGGAGTATTGCTGGATGCATTAACTGTGACATTTATAACTGCTTTTGATGCCACACATGACAATGGAGTATATCCAAAATTATTAGCAATCGAAACAACACTGCTTCTCTTACTAGCAGAATCTAAAAACATCTCGTTCACTGCTAAGTTAGTGTATAGCGCATTATAATGTGTATTATATGCAAGAACGTCGATTAATGTAGAAAGCGCACTACCTTCAAAGTCATAATCACTAAACTGTGATTGACCTCTCATAAAAGTTTTTAAATTTTCACGTATCTGATTATAATCTAAATCAGATACTTTAATTCTATTATTTGATGAAGTTGTTGCCATAGTTGATTACCGAGTACGTTCTAATATTATATTAACTGACAATGGAGTTGACGTATTTTTTATTTTAAAAGAAATAGTAATATATACGCTATTGTTTTCAGGACTAAATATTACGATGACTTTAAGAAGATCTACCCGTGGTTCAAAGTTCTGAATAACGTCTGATATCGCTCTTTCAAGCATTGCAGTTAAAAGCGGTGAAATTGGCTCAAACAATAATGAGTTAACTTGTGATCCAATATAACTTCTAAATGGTCTTTCATAATTTCGAGTTAGAATCAAGTTACGCAAAGATTGCTTAATAGCTTCTTCGTCATAACGCGTTGTAGCATCTCTAGTAGCAGGGTGCTTTAGAAAATTAAAATCTAAATCTGAAAATGTTCTTGTATTTCGTGCCATATCTTTATTTATTAGATTTTCTGATGACTAGTTACTAAAGACTCTTGGAGATCCAGATATAATAGCGTTATCACCGTAATTATCTCCAATTCTGCCTATTTTCTTTCCCATTGCAGAAACTCTAGACGAGTGTGTGTTTAAAGTTTGTTCATCGGGACCGCATCCTCCCAGTGCATGTGGCGCAACCATTTCACCTTTAACAACTATTAATTTACCCTGACTAAACACTTTTTGTTGTATTGCAGTGCCTGTTTTCGTAGTAATTGGAGATCCACATTGCCACCCAGTACCTGTTGGCGAGAATACCGAATCATTTGCATTTGATCTAGCAACTGCTGGCATTATATAGTTCCCTTTGCTAGAACAGTTCTAAATTGAGCTATAGCTATTCTCCATTGCCAGAATATATCTTGAGTAAATGTAGATGTTGTAGTATATGGCAATTCTTCTGCACTTGGAACAAGAGGTGTAACTAAATACGTAATGCTATGAGTAGCAGTTAACATTTTCACGGATGGAGGTTCCCACTTTATAAGAGAAAGATATGTTTCAGTCGTGTCAGCTTTTAATATCTTTAACGTTTTATCCGGCATAATGAATTGATAGTACGCGTCATTAAACAAATTAATTGCTGAACCTGATAACGTAAATGAATTGACTCCGCTTTGAACTACGTTTGTACCATTTAACGTAGATGTAAAACTAATAAGCTGCACACTCACAGCAGGCGTATTAACAAATATCAAATTTACTGAAAATGGTCCTCCATATTCATATACAGCTTTTATCTTTAACTGTAATTCTGCAGGATCTGCTTCATACACATCTGGAAACCCAGACTCACTCGATTTTGTTATACTAAGTGCCAAGATATGTCAACCCTTGAGAGTGAGTCTTATCGTTTAAGAATGTGCTTACTTTTTTCCTTCCAGGACCATAATTATTATAAGAAATATGAATCCAATTAATACGCTTTGGATTCTTATTACCATTTATTCCTGGATCACGATATTCGAGCAGCATTTGATCAAGTGGAAGACTTGCCGCTAACTTAGTGGCCCAATCATAATTTACTTTATATCCAAAGTTACCACCAATAGAAATATCAACTGCACTTCCAATTAAGTGTTGAGAAGTAGATGATCCTCCAGCAGGCACATAATTTCTATAGCCTGATGTCATAATCCAAGATTTTCCAACTTGACCGATCTGTTCATTGAGTGGTCCAAGTATATTTATAGCCAATGCTTTCATATTACACACAATCTCTTGTGTGGTATAAGCCTTGCCACCATACGTTCCAGCAGTAACTTGGTTTCCTTTACTTACGCTTCCAATAGTCCACTTATAACCGGTGCCATCTGTGTGTAATACATAAGATTCTGGGAATGATGTCATTCCATAAATCAGATCACAATCAGCTTTTGTAGATTTTGTTATGTTAGTAGGAGGAGGCGTTGATTCAATAGTAGTAGCTTTATCGCTAGTTGTTGGTGTAGCTCTATCAGCGTGATATGTAGCAGCACCTGGTTCAGTATTTTCCTCAGGAGTTTCATATCCTAGTTCTGCTTCTAAATTTCTAGGTGGTGGAATCAATTGTTTGAATGTCTGATTATTTTTTTCACCTGCAGTAATAGGATTACCAAGTCCAGAAGAATCTGCAGCACTTGCACTTGCAGCGCCTTCAGCTAAATGAACAGTAGATCCTTCTATATTAGCTTGACCAGATGCGTTAACCTCAAAATTTCCACGAGAAGTTAGATTAGTTGCTCCGCTAGAAGTAGAATTGAATGAGCCACCAGAAGATATCTTAGTATTACTAGAAGCTTTAACATTAAAGTCAGAATTAGAATCTATTTTAATGTTGTTTGCTTTAATACCTAACTCACCACCGACGTTTAATTTCATGTTGGATGCTACATTAAACTCAGCGTTTCCACCCATGTTAACTTTCGTATCGCCTGTTACGTCAATATATGCATCTGCTTGAACTAAAATTCTAACATTTCCATTCACTGTTAAGTTGCAATCACCTCCAATGAATACATACCCATTGCGTTCCATGATATAATACCCATCGCCAACAATACGATTTACTTGCGTTCCATTTGCATCTATCTCTGTATATGTGCCTTTTCTATGATACATATGAATACGTTCATTCTCTGGAGTATCATCAAATTCCATGATGTGACCAGATTCAGACTCCATTACTTTATTATAAGGATACTTCGCATTGTATGGAATGTCTGGCTGATCCCATTCGAATTTATTTCCAGTGATTACGTTGTCTAAACGCTTCTCATCTTTATACTCTACAACAGTACCTTCAATCTTACCACGCGCAAGACGATTCGTGTCTGGTTCTCCAATATATTGACGAAGAGGATATTTCATATTTGGATCATTAAATCCAATGACAAGATTTTTTTGGCGATCTACTGGTAATCCGTTATCTGCTACTGGAATTCCTTGAGCTTCAGCGCCAGGTTTTGTAGACTTATCAGTTTGTTCTGTAGGAGGAGACTCGCCAAGAAAATACTGATAGTATGCTTCTTTCTTTGGCCAACCAGATTGAGCTCCACCAACTGCTTTTAGTCCGGCTTGGAAATATCCAGGATCTGCACTATCAAGTTTAACTCTATCTATAAAATATGCAACTGCGCATTGAGCAGATACAGTTATGTCTGTGTTTAATAAATCTGGTTGACTTAAAATATCAACACGAGCTAGGGCTGCATACTTAGTATAGTTTGCTCTTCCAGTGATCTGTATGAAACCACGACCATAGAATTTTCCACCATCACCCGCTATCGTATTACCTAAGGCTCCACCGTTATTCTCAGGAGCATATACAAAATCAAAGAACGACTCACGAGTTCCTTTCCATCTTGCGTACTTGGTTACTGCATCTGGTCTATTCTTAAATGTCTTAGAGAATACTGATACAAGAGCGTCTGCTGAATAACTATATCCTTCAGATTGAGGAATCCATCCAGATTCTCCTCCAGCGATACCAAGTATAGTTGCTCTTCCATATTTGCCAGTAATACCTGCTTGTGTCATTGCTGCATTTAACGCATCTATTCCAGGTTTTGCTGAAGCTGGTGGTGGTTTTCCACTTTTTGCTGGAACATCTGCTACTACTTGCGCATTTGAAACTGGTGTATCAGTAGAACCAGTTCCAGTAGTGATTGGATTACCATTTCCATCAGTCACTACAGATCCATCACTACTTACCAACACATCTCCACTTGGAGTAGCTTCTGTCTTTGCTTTTACTGAATCGATTGAAATACTTTCATCATCGTCTTCATCAACACTTCTTGATTCAGATTGCGGAATTCCTCCAATGCTACCAATAATAATAGGTTGCTGTTGATCTTCGTCCCTGAACATTACGATGACCCAAGTACCTTCTACAACACCGACTGGGCTTGAACCAATACCACTTATCGCAGCTGAAGTGATAGGCTGCATTGGATACGCCCACGGTAGGTCTTCAGTAGGTAGTGTCGTCTTATCATGTGTGTGTATTCCCACAATACGCACTTGGCATCGACCAAGTTTTAATGGATCTTTTCTATTCTCAACACATCCTGTAAATAAACTCATATCACCTCTTATTGATTGCTTAAATTGATTAACACAGAGTTTTTAACCAATTCAATGTTACACGTATGATTTTCTCTATTAATAACATGACTTATTGCAGAAATTAAATAAT